TGACGATTTAAACAAGCGCGTTTGTAATATTTAGGTTGCGGTTATGCTAGATTAAACGCTATAAATAGCATGATAGCGTAAACAACCGCAGGGTTATTATTTGTTTAGATATGCTTTCATTGCGTGCAAAGTGCAGACCATTGCCTTGCGATATCTTTGCCGTAAATTAAGCCATTTTGATTGCTCGGCATCCGTGAATTCGCATAGTTTTTTGATTTTGTTTGCTTTACCTGTTTTCCTAGTGCCTAAATGTTGAATCGCAAGATTACGGAATCCGTGGTGCATTAAATTACTACGTGCAACACCACCACGGAAATGGTTTGGTTTCATTTTTAATAATTCATTCATAATAAATTTCACACCAGGCTGCTGGCCGTTATATTCACGCGGCGATCCGTTCCAATCAACAAGTGCCGCCCATAGGCTTATGCCTGATCTGTTCTCAAAGCCATAAAACCATTTACCTATATCATTAGCAATTGCCGAATGCTCCCCATATAAATTCCAAACTTTAAACTGTGTTTGTCTATTTGCAACAGTAAAAAACTCTTTTACCGCTGGGCATATTGCTGCTTTATAATCAATTCGAGCAGCATTTAAAATAGTATTCATATCATCTAATTGCTCATGCGCCCATCGTATGCGCGGTGGGTAGCAAACCCTAGGATTAAAATATTGCAAATCTACAATGCCTCTTTTTGCAATAATTCGAGCAATCGTTTGTGCGTCAATCTCATCGGTTTTCTCGCCCATGTTTAGCATCTCACGCCATTTTGGTGTTTGGCTGTGGAACCATAGCCTTATGTCAATGTTTTTAGTTGTCGCCGTATCTTTGATTTGAAACAATTGTTCAATCGTAAACACTTGGGCAAGGCTTTTTATTGTTTGCGGTTGCATATGCGCATTCTCTACAACAACCACATCGCCAGTTGCTGCAAACTCTAATGACGCAAAATCTTCAGGTTTCAATCGTTTATATATTCCATCGCGCCATACGTGGAAATAGCCTGACCCCCAATCGCAGCCCCATACAGAATCACCTGCATAAACAGATGGCTCGTCAAATTCATCAAGCTCAGGCAAAAAAAGCGCGGTTTGCGTCATGGTTTGTTTTGTGATGGCGGGATGACTGTGTAAACAACGCCGGAGCGCTATGGAGCCCTAAACCCCGCCTTGCTTGCGTATCGTAGCACAGGATGCTACAGTTGACAAGCCACTGAGCTTTTATGGATTATCAGCAATTTCTAGACCAAAAAACGCATGAGGGCGCAACTCACGGATTTGAGCCTGTGTTTATGCCGCCGCAGTTGTTTGATTTCCAGCAATCGCTAGTTAATTGGGCCGTACTTAAAGGACGTGCTGCAATCTTTGCCGATTGCGGGCTTGGCAAAACTGCCATGCAGCTTGCGTGGGCTGAAAACGTGGCGCGTTACACCAACAAGCCTGTACTAGTCCTTACTCCATTGGCAGTAGCGGCTCAAACCATCCGCGAAGGGCAAAAGTTTGGCATCGACTGCAATCGCAGCAGCGATGGCGCCGTGTTGGGCCGCATCGTAATTACTAATTACGAACGACTGGACCGGTTTAAACCGGTTGATTTTGCTGGTGTTGTATGCGACGAATCAAGCATTCTGAAATCGTTTGATGGTGCCCGCCGTAATGAAATCACTGACTTCATGCGCAAGGTTCCTTACCGGCTGCTGGCAACTGCCACTGCGGCGCCAAACGACTTTATTGAGCTTGGCACCAGCTCCGAAGCTCTTGGCTACATGGGCCATATGGACATGTTGGCTCGATTTTTTAAAAACGATCAAAACAATTTGACCAGCCGGCGAATGTATGGAGAGGCGCCAAAGTGGCGGTTTAAAGGCCATTCACAGCAACCTTTCTGGCGTTGGGTTACTAGCTGGGCTAGGGCTTGCCGTCAGCCTTCAGACCTTGGCTTTGATGATGGCCGGTTTATCTTGCCCTCATTGAATGAAAACGACCACCTTATAGAAACCAACACGGTGCCTGAAGGTATGTTGTTCGCCATACCAGCGACAGACCTAAGAGAGCAAAGAGCTGAAAAAAAGCGCACAGTTGCCGAGCGATGCGATCAAGTCGCCAGCATGGTTGCTGATACCGGCCAACCTGCGCTGGTGTGGTGCCACTTAAATGAGGAGGGCGACTTACTCGAGCGGTTGATCCCGGATGCTATACAAGTGTCTGGTAAAGACAAAGACGAGGTAAAGGAGCGGCGCTTAATTGATTTTGCCGAGGGTAAGTCAAGGGTATTAATTACAAAGCCCAAAATTGGCGCATGGGGGCTTAATTTTCAGATATGCAATCACATAACTTATTTCCCCTCCCATAGCTTTGAGCAGTATTACCAATCGGTTCGCCGTTGCTGGCGATTTGGTCAAAAGCGCCCTGTAACTGTTGACATTATTTTGACCGAAGGAGAACGGCGAATTATGCAAAACCTGCAACGCAAACGCAGGCAGGCTGAGCAAATGTTTGGCAACCTTGTTGCCGAAATGAACCACTCGCTGGATATCCAGCGCAAAGAATACAACACCACATCTATTGAGATCCCATCATGGCTATGATCACTGACCGCTACGCAATTTACAACGGCGATTGCATTGAAGTAATGCAAGGGTTGCCATCATCTTCTGTTCATTTTTCTATCTATTCTCCGCCGTTTGCTGGATTGTATGTTTACAGTTCAAACGAACGCGACATTAGCAACTGCAAAGACTACGATCAATTCATGGTCCATTATGGTTTTGTTGTTAAAGACTTGCATCGTTTGACATTACCCGGTCGATTAACCGCTGTGCATTGCACCGATATCTCAAGCGGCAACAGCGGCAAGGATTCATTAATTGATTTGCCTGGCAAGATTATTGAGTTGCACCAGCAGCTTGGTTGGCATTTTGTTGCTCGTCATACGATATGGAAAGAGCCTTTATGGGTTCGCAATCGTACAATGGTAAAAAGTTTGGCCCACAAAACAATTGTCGATGATGGCGTTTATGCCGGTGTTGCTAGCGCTGATTACTTATTGATATTTCGACGCAGCGGCGAAAATACTATACCAGTTGCGCATCCAACCGGGCTTGATCATTATGCCGGCGAATGCCCTATACCTCAAGAATTGCACAAATACAAAGAATGGAAAGGCAAGCAAACTGAAAACCGTTTTAGCCATTGGATATGGCGCCGGTACGCCTCTTCTATTTGGGACGATATCAACATGGGCCGAGTACTACCGTTCCGCGATGGCAAAGATCCCGACGATGAAAAGCATGTTCATCCATTGCAGTTGGATGTAATTGATCGCGCTATTTGCCTTAGATCAAATCCAGGCGAAACTGTACTAACTCCATTTATGGGCGTTGGCAGCGAGGTGTACGGCGCCGTTCAGCTTGGCCGCCGTGGTATTGGAATTGAACTTAAGGAATCATATTACAAGCAAGCAATTAAAAACATGGAAATAGCCGTGGAAGATACTCGTATACCTGACCAAGGTTCATTATTAAACGAACAAGGGGATTTGATGTGAAGCTTGCCCATCCAACCCATATACGCCTCACTCAAGAATTATTGCGGCACTTAGACCAATGGCGTGGCGATCGGATGTCACGCGCAACAGCCATCAGACTGCTACTTGAGCAGGCGCTGGCGTCACAGAAATGAACCTATACGAAGAACTCGCGCGGCTGCCCAGCAGTTGGGGTTTTGTTGCCGTTGACGGCAAAAAAAAGCCATACATAACAGCATGGCAAGACAACCCGCTTACAAAAGATGCACTCAATCACGAGCTGCAACGCGGCAGTGCAAAAGCTATTGGCGTGTGTTGCGGGGTGCCGTCAGGTGGTTTGCTGTTCCTTGATCATGACGGCAAAAGCGCCAGTAATATCCTCCGCGATTGGGGTTGCCCTATGTCGCAACTGCCTAAATCATGGACCGTAACCTCAGGCCGCGACGGTAGGTTTCAAGTTATCTACCAAGTGCCCGAGCAGTACTGGGCAGATATCGCAACACGTAAATACAAATCAGGCATCAGCGATAGCGAAGGCAAGCCAGAGCAAATTGAACTGCGATGGACCGGCTGCCAATCTGTAGTAGCAGGAGCTCATCCGTTAACTGCCGGTTACCACTGGATTAAAAATTACAGCCCAGACGATCTAGAAATCGCAACAGCACCGTTTGCATTAATCGAGCGGATGCTAAAGCCCGTTCCAGTCGCGGCCATAACAATAGAACCGCGCAACAGCCTAGATGATGCTGCCCGCGCACGCTCATACCTCTCTGCATTATCGCCAGCCCGCGCTGACGATTACGACATGTGGCTAGAGGTTGGCATGTCATTGCATAGCATTGGCGACGACAGCCTGATAAATGATTGGCAGTCATGGTCTGAACAATCAAGCAAACACAAATCCGCTGATTGCACCAACAAATG